AAAACAAATTCATCTTTAACAATACAGATGTAAGTGCTGTATTCGAATCCCTTATCCTCACTTAGGTAGAGTTCTACAGGAACTACCTTACCTCGGCTATATGTTTCAAATAATATCTGTGCATCTTCTAGGAGGCCATTATTTCTCTCAAAAGTTGGCACAGTCCACTTTGAGTTTTCTAATATGAGTAAGATTTTTTTACTGTTTTTTGAAAGATAAAGTAACCCGGCACGCTTTTGCATTCAGTACTTATCATGCATTGAGATCGAATCTCCAATAACCGACTGAATATTCACCTTCAAAAGATTTGAGCCACTGATTATCTTCCCATTTATACTGTATGCCTGTGGTTAAATTGGTAACATATTTTATACCTGTAGAAGATGTCGGATCAAAACTAGTAGTCCACTTAGCCCCGTCCCATTCAATAATGCTGTTAGCCTTAATAACAGGATCATTACCATCTAAATTTTTCCAACCATCTGGACCGTCGTAGTTTGCTCTTGTACTATCAGGACTAGGAAGATTTATAGTCTGACCTACATTGGCACTGTTATTAACATCATCTAACATCAGATAACGTATCCCGACGGGTATATTTGACAGACTACCAAATTTAGATTTTGGATTTAATTTATATGGATCAACGATGGCATCAATGGCTGCTTCGGTGTTAGTTGGAATTGTATCTACATCTAGATCTAAAACCAAATAAGTAGGATCTACAGAATTCACAGCAAATGTTCCTGATATTTCAAAACCGTTAGGCTGTAAAAAATGTATAGTGCTTGTTGGTGTATAACCTCCATGCATTTCTAAAACTTTATTCCAATCAGTGCGAGAACCAAACAATTTTGTTGGTACAGCGGTCCCCTCATCGTTTAAAATGTTTTCGTAGGCTTGAAGAATAGATACTTCATAAACTCCCGTTGCGGGATTTTTAAGCAATAGAACATCGTAGTTATCCAGTGTTGTTCTAACTTCTGCCTGTGAATTTTCTCCATTGAAGGTAAGTTCTTCTAAATTTTTTAAATCACCTGTGTCGGTGAATATATTCATTATAATATTTTTTACTATGCCTAGTTTTTTTACCTTAGCCGGAGGACTTAGATATATCGGAGTTTCAAAATCCATTGAAAGTATATCTATCTCAGAATCAACACCTTGTGGTATTGTTCTGCTGCTAAATGTGCTACCTTTGAGATACAAGGTAGTAAGGCTAGTCCAATCTATATAGTTATCAGTGGTTTGTAAATCTATGCTAGGATTGAACAATACTGATATCTGTTCGAAAAGCTGTAACTTTTGATCAGTATTGCTGGTCCATATATCGGCTCTGAGACTGAGATTATAAGGAGTTGGCATGAGACGTTCTACAGTGTAATTTCCTCCTTGATTCTGTTTGTATTCTCTTTCTCCTTCTACGATTTCGTAATCTCTTTCTCTTATATTAATTTTACTAACAAATGTAGCATCAGATAACCTGTTAGTATCTAATTCTATATTTGTCACGTAACAGGCAATTCGAGGAACGGTTGGTAATTTATTCTCTGAATTTTCTTTGATAATATTCGCTACTTGCCTAGTCATGTCGCCGTACATTACTGGCACATGTCTAAGTTCTGGATTTTCTCCACCTGTCGAATATTTGAACCCAATAAAAACACGCATAAACTGGGTTACATATCTTCTTATTTGTCCATCATAGAACCAATCCATTATTCATCTGCCTCCGGCCTTAATGCTTTACTTAGGCTTTGCCGTTCTTTAACAGTCTTACCGTTAATCTTCGCTGTGCGATTATTGTTTATAAAGCTAGTCTTGAGAGTATTTCTCACATCCTTACCTTCAAATCTGTCTCCCTCGCCAACGTCGCTTTCGCCTAGATTATTCATAGTCATACGCACGTCATCCTCTACTTTGGCCCAACGTCTTCCGTCGAATCTAAATAATCTATGTGGCAGGTAATCTTTTCTAAGACAAAATTGTCCTTCGACTGGGCCAGCAGGAAACGCAATACCAGCAGTAAATGGTGCGCCGTTAGGAGGAACTCCGTCTCCGTCATAAATTATTCCAGTGTAACCTAATTTTTTGGCAGTTTCGAAAACAGTGCTAGCAGTAGCACCGACATAGACTGGATCGCCATTATCGTCAAATAATAAATTACCATCAACGTCTGTGGCCTGCACTTGCACACTAGCATCTATATCCGTATCATCAGAAGTTACTAATAGAGGTTTACCATCTTCCCCTTTAGTAATACTGTACAATTTAGTTGTATCAGGACCGCTTTTTGGGCTATCTAATTCAGCTTGGTTTAAAACCGCTTCTGAAATCTGCATCTCTCTTTCGTAGGTACTCATTACCTCTCTAAGAGACTGAGCTAATTCATAATATTCGGAGTCGGGCGGTTGCACACCGGAGACTTCTTTCAATACTGTATACTTCTTTCCGTCTGGTCCAATTACTATGTCGTCTGGAAAATACGTAGTTGCTTGGTTCCATGTACCTACAAGATTGTCTCTATCTGCTACTTCGTCTAATATTTGTTTAAATTCTTGGCTGTCGACTAAAGGCTTACACTTGGCACGGTATAGATGCGGATACCAAGTAGGTGAAAATCCTTCGGCTGCACGATTCACATCTTCTACTACATAAAATCTCTTCAATGCAAATTTTAAATCGTTCAGCGCATGTTCGTCCTTAAGATGCGGCAGTTCTAATACGTCGCCTGAAATTATTTTACGACCAAGTTTTTCGACAGTGTCATTAATATGGAAAGTGACAAAAATAGTGTCATTCTGTAAAAACAAACCAAACTGGCTTAGATTAAAGTCAATGTCCTGTACATTGTAAACACCTCTCAGCACATAAACATCAGGGTCATACTTACGATCTCTATTTTCAAGGAACAGCAGATCCTGTATTTGTGTTTCTGATGACTGAGCGTAAAAAGGCTGACTAGGAGTTGCTCTGTCCGTGCTGGTCGCACCATCTGGCCCTATATATTTGTGTATAAAGACATCAGTCCCACCAACCTGGAACATTTCCCAAGCGTTACGATCGATGAATCGGTAGTCATTACCTTTCTGTGGTTTATAAAGTGATAATCTTGGCATTGTAGTATATTTACCGCGACAATAAATAGTAGTATGAGCCAAATCGACCAATCTCGACAAGCAGTTTATGATTATTGCCGTACTATGCTGGGTGACGGTATGATAGATATTGAGCTAGACCCAATACACTATCAAACAGCACTAGATAGAGCCTTAGCAGTTTTCCGACAGCGCAGCGATAACGCAGTAGAAGAAAGCTATGCGTTTATTACCTTACAAGAAAACCAAAACGAATACATATTGCCTAAAGAGATTCAACAGGTCAGACAAATATTCCGCCGAAGCATTGGCTCGCGCACAGGCGGCGGTAGCGGGGGAACCGTGTTTGAGCCATTCAATTTGGCCTATACAAACACATATCTTTTAAGCAGTACAAATATGGGCGGGTTGGCGACCTACGAACTATTTGCAGGTTACCAAGAATTGGTAGGTAAAATGTTTGGTAGCTTTATAAATTTTACTTGGCATCCTCAAGCTCATAAGTTAATCATACAACAGCGTCCAAGAGGAAACGAAGAAGTTTTGTTGTGGGTTTACAACACGAAACCAGATTTCGCAATAATATCTGACGTTTATGCAGGCCAATGGGTTAAAGATTATAGTCTAGCAAACTGCAAGATTATGTTAGGGCAGGCACGAGAGAAATTTGCTAGTATCGCCGGACCTCAGGGCGGCACAGCACTTAACGGTGCAGCATTGAAATCTGAAGGCCAGGCAGATCTTGAACGGCTTACTACCGAATTGGTAACATTAGTTCCGGGCGGTCACGGATATACTTGGATTATCGGTTGACTTAGCCGTAATTTCTTCAATATAATATCTCTAATTGGAGGATATTATGATTGTAGGAATCTGCGGTTTTATTGGCAGCGGCAAAGACACAGTTGCTGATTATCTAGTAAATTTCCACGAATTTAGGCGAGAAAGTTTCGCGAACACTCTAAAAGACGCAGTAAGTTCTGTGTTTGGTTGGGATCGGACACTCTTAGAAGGCAGAACCAAAGAAGCCCGAGAATGGCGAGAACAAGTGGATCCGTGGTGGGCTGAAAGATTAGATATGCCTACACTAACTCCTCGATGGGTTCTGCAATACTGGGGTACTGAAGTCTGCCGCAAAAGCTTCCATGATAGTATCTGGATTGCGAGCTTAGAAAACAAATTACGAAATTCTAGAGACAATGTTGTGATTTCTGACTGCCGATTCCCTAATGAAATCGATGCAATAAAAAAGGCCGGCGGAATCATTGTTTGGGTTCAACGCGGAGATCTACCTCATTGGTATGAAGATGCGCTATCTGCAAATCGCGGCAGTAATGTCGGCTTGAACGCGATGAAAATGCATAAAATTCATGCATCGGAGTGGTCTTGGCTAGGCTGTCGTTTTGACGCAGTTATCGATAATAATCATACCATCGATGAACTTTACGACAGCGTAGAAAAACTAATAGTCAGAGATCAAATCTCCCTGACGCCAAGTGATTCCCTGTTTGGATAAAACCTGCGAACAATTAGCGCAGATAGTTTTTAAATTAGAAGGCCTGCAATTTTCTAAATTTCCGTCAACATGGAAAACTCTAAATACTTCTCGGTGCGGAGATTTGAATCCGCACTTTTCGCACTGAGATTTCATTTTATATCCTGACGACTGCCATCTCGGAAAACCCTTACCTAAGCCATTTTTAGCGCAAGTTTCGCAAAGGCTTCTATAGTATATTCTTCCTTTTTTGTAGTAGTTGACCGCTCGAGGTCTAACACCGCATTTACACAATGGTCTCATACGTTTATTTAAAGGAATCGCCCCTTTTTATTCCCTTTTCGTTATGTCTAAGACTGGCTTTTTTTGTAGAATACAATAAATATTAGACAAGTTATTAATCGGGAGATTTAAGATGGCACTAACATCACCAGGAGTAGAGGTACAGGTAATAGACGAAAGTTTTTATACCCCCGCAGAACCGGGCACAGTTCCTCTAATCATAGTTGCTTCTGCAGAGAACAAACTTAATGGAGCCGGTACAGCCGTAGCTGCTGGCACATTGGCTTCAAACGCAGGCAAAGTATTTAGAATCAGCAGCCAGAGAGAGTTGGTTGAAACGTTTGGAGTTCCGTTCTTTGAGAAGACCGCTACTGGAAATCCAGTGCATGGCGGAGAACGAAACGAATATGGTTTACTCGCAGCTTACAGCTTGCTAGGAGTTACAAATTCAGTTTTCGTTTGCCGAGCAGATGTAGATCTAAACGAGCTCGCAGGAGACACATCGGAGCCAGGCGCTGAACCTAGAGATGGGACATGGTGGATCAATACCTCTGCCAGCGCATTCGGAATCCAGCAATGGAATAACGATCTAGCTTCTGTCTCAGGTGGACAAAAGTTTGCCACAAAAACTCCGATCGTTCTTACTGATGCCGATGACGGCAAAATCACAAGCGGAGCACCAAAGGACTCCGTAGGAACTATTGGTGATTACTGTGTGGTCTTTGAAACTATTTCAGGAAACAGCACCTTTAACGAAGAAAAAGAATTAGCACGAATCTATTACAAGACTCCAGGTATTGCTGGTCAAGCAGGCACAGCAGGAAACTGGGTATTACTAGGTACCACTGACTGGGCATTAAGTTGGCCTGCTGTTGTAGGTTCCGCTGCCGTAACTACAGTAACTGGTACAGTTGCAATTAACGGAGTAACTTCAAACTCGTACTCCGGCGCTACATTAGCTACTGTTGTAAGCGATCTGAATAATAAGTTAAATGGTCAAGGTATTTTTGCAGAAGCCACAAACAATAGACTCTACTTGTATTCAGATGGAAAGAGCACAGTAGGTGATGACTCTACACAAAGCGGAGAGATTGTTATAGCTGCCGGAACAGGCACTGCATTAGCTGACCTAAAGTTAACAGCTGGCACTTATATTGCTCCTAGAGTTGAGCATGCTCCTCATACACAAAGACCTCTTTGGAAGAGAGGCGAATCAGAAACATTAGGCATCGCTACAGGTTCGGTTTGGATCAAGACCACTGAACCAAATGGTGGTGCAAGACTTCGTGTTTCAAGATGGAACAGTTCTACCAGCTCATGGTCTGCTGTAGAAGCTCCGATGTATAAAAATACGCACGAAGCTAACTATTACTTAGATAGATCTAACGGAGGGTTAGATCTTGCACTGAATAGTTTATTCACACAATATAATGCCCGAGAGTTCGTATCAGATGCTGATGTTACAAGTACTGTAGCAAGTCAAACTGCAGAATTTAGAATTTGGAGACGCAGGGCAGCTGGCGAAACTGTGATCACTTCTAGCGCAGTTACAACTACAAATCCAGGTTCAGGCAGTTATTCTATTTCTATGAAGCAGAGTATAGCCGGAAATATGAATCTCAGCGCTGCTACTACTATTAGCTTCACCCTTACTGGTACAGCACAGGATGATGCTGACGAAATTGCTGGAAAAATTAATGCTGCCAGCTTTGTAGACAGTGATGGCAATGCCATAACTAATCAAGTTGTAGCTAGTGTTTCGGACGATTTAGAAATTGTTCTCACACACAAAGAAGGCGGAGAAATTCGTCTAACTGCAATTACTGGATCTCTTATTACCGATCTGTTTGAAGCATTTGATTTAGAAACAGGCGCAGGAACTGCAGGATTCTATAATCTATCTGATGCAGGTTTTAGCGGTGGACAAAGTGGTTTGGTTACAGGAAGCAACGATGAATTTCTAATGTCAAACTGGATACCCTTAGGTGCTAGCATCAGTCCAACATACTATGCTCAAGGTACAGGACCTTTAGAAGAACCTGATGATGGACAACTTTGGTATAACCCCACAGTGACTGATGTTGACATCATGATTCATAATGGTAATACATGGGTAGGATATAAGCATTCTACAAGCCCATATTACGCTAACGGAACAAACGTAGATGGTCCGATAGTATCAGCCACAATGCCAGAAACACAGAGTGACGGCTCGTCGTCATTAGTAACTGGCGATTTATGGATCAGCACTGCGGATTTAGAAAATTATCCAACTATCTACAGATTCGATAACGATGCTGGATCAACCATAGCAGAAAAATGGGTGTTGTTGGATAAAACTGACCAGACTACAGAAGATGGTGTTCTGTTCGCTGATGCTAGATACAACACTACAGGAACCACTAACATTGCCGCTACGATTAGAGATCTATTGAGCAGCAACTTCCTAGATCCAGACGCACCTGATCCTGCACTATATCCAAAAGGTATGTTGCTATGGAACACACGCAGAAGCTACGGAAACGTCAAGCGTTATGCTAATAACTATATCAACACATCGGAAGACAATCCTCGCACTAGCACCGATACATTAGCCGGCAGTGCTTTCCAGACAGGTGAAGGATTAAGCATGGCAAATTATGCCACTGATCGTTGGGTAACAGCTTCGCCAAACAACGAAGATGGTTCAGGTTCATTCGGACGCAAAGCACAGAGAGCATTGGTTGTTCAGAGATTAAAGAGTGCTACTGATACCAGCGAAGAAGCAAGAGACGAGGAGCGCAGAAACTTCAATATCATTGCTTGCCCTGGATACCCAGAACTATTAAGCAATCTAATTAATCTAAACCTGGATCGCAAGGTCACAGCGTTTGTTATCGGCGACACACCGTTGAGATTGCAGTCTAATACCACTGCACTTTTAAACTACGCCACCAATGCTGCCTTAGCGTTAGACAACGGCGATGATGCCATTGTTAGCTATGACGAATACTGTGCGGTATATTATCCCAACGGATTTACCACAGATCTAAGTGGCACAAATGCTGTGGTTCCAGCTAGCCACATGATGCTGAGAACTATCACACTAAGTGATCAAGTTAGCTATCCTTGGTTCGCTCCTGCAGGAACTAGACGAGGTGGAATAACTAACGCTACAGCAGTTGGTTATTTAGACACAACAGAAAACGAATTTGTTTCTGTAGCGTTAAACACCGGACAAAGAGATACACTTTATGAGCAGAAGATTAATCCGATCCCGTTCTTCGTAGGCGTTGGACTAGTGGCATTTGGTCAAAAGACCCGCGCTAGAAATGCTTCCGCCCTTGACAGGATCAACGTAGCTAGATTAGTGGTATACTTACGTAGCCAACTACAAAAATTAGCTAGACCGTATATCTTTGAACCAAACGACAAGATAACACGAGATGAAATCAAAGGTGCTGTAGAAAGCTTACTAATAGAACTTGTAGGATTAAGAGCACTCTACGACTTCGCTGTTGTATGTGACGAAAGTAATAATACTCCAGCGAGAATTGATAGAAACGAGCTATGGGTAGACATAGCCATTGAGCCAGTCAAGGCTGTAGAGTTTATCTACATTCCATTGAGACTCAAGAACACAGGAGAGATCTAATGATGCTTGATTCTGCGGTTTTTATCAAAGATAAATACATTACTGGAGCATAAGAAATGGCTATTACATCATTAATCAATCATTCCGTACAGCCCGCTGGTGCAGGTTCTAACACAGCGATGCTAATGCCTAAACTGAAGTATAGATTTAGGGTTACGCTTTTAGGTTTTGGAACTGAAACAGCGACTGAGCTGACAAAACAGGTCATTGACATCACAAGACCTAAGGTATCTTTTGAAGAAATTCCGATCGATATCTACAACTCCAAGGTGAAATTAGCTGGTCGATACTCCTGGGAGAACGTAACACTAAATCTAAGAGACGATGCGTCCGGTAATGTAACGAAGATCGTTGGTCAGCAGATCCAGAAACAGTTTGACTTCATGGAACAGAGTTCTGCTAGAAGTGGACAAGATTACAAATTTACTACCAGAATCGAAGTATTAGATGGTGGTAACGGTGTAATTAATAATGCCAACGTTTTAGAAACTTACGAGATGTACGGATGTTTCTTACAGAATACAGACTACGGCGATAATAACTATGGCGAAAATGCATTTATGACTGTGGCTCTAACCATAGTTTATGACAACGCTATTCAAAGTTCATTTGCTGTTCCTGGTCCTGGCGGTGTTGGATCGCTTGCTGTAAGAAGCACAGCCAGCACCAGTGCAGTAGGCCAAAACGCTATCGCACTATAATAAGGATTAATTTCCTTTTAAGAAAAACCCGGATTTATCCGGGTTTTTTTATGAATAAATATTATATATGGCAAACAAACTTAACCGATATCTCAACCAAGATCCTTCAGGTCCTAAGGGCGTCTTAGCAAATTATCAGCATGCGACTGATGTCTTTGTCGAGAATTATTATCGTCTAGCACCTAGATATAAATTCCTTTTCCATGCTTTTTTTGAGATAGATAATACTGTTAAGCATGCGAGACCACTCCTGGCAGTAAGGGCTAATGAGGAAATATCGTTGTTAGTAAAAACAGCCAACTTACCTTCCTTTAATTACGATACGGTTACAAAAAATCAATATAATAGAAAAAAAGTAGTTTATAAACAAATTAACTATGATCCTATAACCTTGTCCTTTCATGATGATAACGCAGGTATAATGAACGCTCTATGGGCGGCCTATTATGAATATTTTGTTAATGACCGGGCACATGCCGATCCGAGCGCATGGTTAATAGATAACTCTTTCAGTGGATTAAAGTACGGTATGGATGTAGATACTCCCGTGAGATTTTTCAAGAGAATTTCTTTGTACACGCTGAGTCGACAAAAATGGAACGGTTATACGCTGTGGGGACCAAGAATAAAAAGCTGGAAACACGGCGATGTTGACTACGCAGAAGGTAATGGAATAATAGAAAACAACATGACCCTAGAATATGAAGGCGTCAGCTACGAAAGCGGCGACGTCAGCGAAGGCACGCCAGACGGATTCGCTACAACACATTATGACCATGAGTTTAGCCCACTAAATACCGGCGGATTAGGCGATGCCGCGGATATTTTTGGCGACTCTCCGGAACCGAATTTTTTAGATCCAGGCGAAAGTTTCTTGGACGAGACGATAGCTTCTGTAGAAAATTATCGAGACATTCCTCTGCCAACCGGTGCATCAGTCGACAGCGTTTTTAACGGCAACGGGGTAACCAATCAAATAGGCGGAGCCCTTAATGCACAGTTTCCTAAAGTTCCAATTGATCAAGGTGGAACAATCGCAACACCTAAAAGATTAAATCCTTTAGAAAGACTATTGCAAGATCCAAAAGCTCCTGCATACACAGGCGACGACCCAATCGTTCGTGCAAGATTAGGATTACCGCCATTAGACGAATAAAATATGACAAACACTAACATACCCATTAGTAAAAATCTAGATCCTGCAGGACCAACAAAAGTATATTTTGATACCTATGGGAATAGAGCTATAGCATTTGGCGCCAACGAAGTGGAAGAAAGCATTGCATTTTTTACCGCTAAAGGATTTAGCAACGATGCAGCAGTGTCTACTGCTATGGTAATATTGGATCAAGCTAAAACAGAAGGCAAACCAGTGTTTAAGATATTAGATACTCTTAAAGAATTCAACGGTGTACAGATTTCATCAGTAGTGGCTAAGATATTAAACAAGAATCGAAAACCAATTTCCACATTAGGATTTACTTCCGGCCTTGTACCACCAGAAAACGTGAGAAGAAATATTAGAGCATGAAATTCGCACAGTCTAGATTCAACATGAAAAATCCTGACAAATATGTCGGAACTAAAACACCTCTTGCAAGGTCTAGTTGGGAATATGTGTTTATGCGAACATTAGACGAACACGCTGGAGTAGAAAAATGGGCTAGTGAAAGTGTGCAGATCCCGTATCGAGATCCGTTGACTGGAAAATACACAATATATGTTCCAGATTTTTTCGTGGTATATATTGATAAAAATAAGAAAAAACACGCAGAGCTAATAGAAGTCAAACCTAGCAATCAAACTTTCCGGGAAAAACTAGGAACCAGTAGATACAATCAAGAACAATATGTGAGAAATCTGGCAAAATGGGAAGCGGCAAATGCCTGGTGTCGCCAGCAAGGTATAAAATTTAGAGTATTAAACGAATCTGATATCTTTCACCAAGGCAATAAAACAAGATAAGTATTATCATGACTAAAAGAATAGAAGAAATCCTTAATTTAGACAATGCTTCGTCACAGAAAAAGTCAATAAAACCTATAGACGAAGAAATAGCGGCTAAAGCACAAGAAGTAAAGAGTGTGGAAGAAAGTCTTGCGGCGATATCTGAAACTACTAGGAATCTACCTCAGATAGCAGAGTTAAATGATTTAGATGATCGAGAATTAGATGACCTAGCTTCGAAAGCTGAGCAGGCCTATGATGATCTAATGGACTTAGGGATGAATGTAGAAGTTCGATATGCAGGTAGAATTTTTGAAGTAGCAGGTACTATGATGAAAAATGCTATAGATGCGAAATCTGCTAAGATAGAGAAAAAATTAAAGGCAGTAGATTTACAACTAAAAAAATACAAGATAGACAAAGATAGCCAAGATGATCCAAATAATGTTCTCAACGGTGAAGGATACATTATTACAGATCGTAACGAGCTACTTAAAAAATTAGGACAGCGATGATAAATACTATTATGAAAACTTTCAAAGAATATCTGTCAGAAAACAAAAAGGTATACGGCTTTAAGATCAAAGTCGCAGGTGACTTGCCTGAGGGTTTTCAAGACGATCTTAAAAAATCTCTAGACAAATACCAAATTGTTACTCTGGAAAAAATTACCACACCAATACAGGAAAGCCCAATAGACTTTCCAGAACTATCTAACAAAGAAGTTAATATATTTGATTTAGTCGTTGAGTATCCAGTTACAGCTCCAGAATTAGTAAACATAGTCAAAGAAATGGGTGTCATGGAAGAATGCTTGCGAGTAAGAGGCAGTGGTGAACCCAGCGAATATGAAACTAAAATAGTAGATGAAGATAAGCCAGAAAAGATCAAGCACAAAGACTATTTTGGTGACGATTTTAATAAATCTTTTTTAAAGGACTTAGAAAAGACTGTTAAAGAGCGCAAGAAAGAAGGAAAAGGCCTGCAGGAATACGAGATACCTAAAGCCAAACAAGATAAAATGGGCATTGCTAGTCCTGTAGGGAGTAAATAAAATGGATTTTCACGCATTAGTAGCAAAACTTAATCAACTCGATCAATCGACAACAGAGACATGCGGTGCACCGATGCCGTCAACAATGCCTCCACCACCACCGGAGCCACCAGCACCCTCGATGAGTGTAAATTTAAACGCACAAGGAATGGATAATATTGAACAGATGATGAAACTGTTTCAAAAAGTCAATCCTGACATGATGCCTAAGGTTGATCCTATGCCTTCGATGGCACCACCTCCTAGCATCATGAGCATTAGACCCGAGTTACCACCTTTAAAAATGCTGCCCGATATGGATGCAGACAATGACGAAATGCCTGGTGGTGAAAAAGATGCAATAATGAAGATGGATTTAGACAAGAACGATCATCCAGAACCCGACGGCGACGAAATTGAAGTCAAGGGTTTAGACAGAGACGACGACGGCGATCATGACATGGACGATCATGACATGGAACCACAAGACGATCAAGAAAAGAAAAAAGACGAATGGGTTAATGAACCCGATCCTGAAGAAAAAGACATAGATTATATGGTCAACAAATTAGCTGGGGGCATGAACAAAGGTCACAGTACTTTTCCAAAAGTGTCAGACGGCGACAATCCCATGCAGCGTGTAAAAAGCATGGAAGGAGAAGACCTGAAAGCACAGATCAGAGACGAGCTGCGTAAAAGATTGGCAGAGGCAAAAGGAGCAAAATAATGGCAGATTTATACGCAACATCTACAGGACTAAGCGGAGATTACGCCACTGTAGGCGGTAACGCATTAAAATTACTAGGTGATGGTGCAAGTGGTGTGGGACCTTACACTAGGTTTGGTACTCCTCAACTCCAAGCTATTAAAGTTATTTCATCCGGATATAATTTTACAACTACACCTGCTGCTTCTGACAGTAACCTTTCAAAAGCAGTGAGGGGTTTGCAGCAGCTAGGTGAAATCTATTATGTTGGTGTTCCAACAGCATCTGGTGCTAACCAGTTTATTGCACTGATTAATCTTAATAATACATACAATGGGGCTAATCAAGGTTCTGGAACTACAGAAGCAAGCGCCGACAGCTCATATGATGCGGTCGAAGCAGACATATTGGCAACATTAGGCGGTTCTGGAACTGTCACTATTACTAACAGCACATTGACAGGATTGTCATTTAATTAAGTCATACTACTCAAATAGGGCCGCAAGGCCCTATTTTTTTCAGTAAATATTGTTATGGGCAAATCATTAGAAGGTGTACTAGTTAAAAAGGCTTTTGCTAAACAACGGTATACTTTAGAAGAAGTAAAACATTTAGAAGCATGTATGGATCCTGTCGAGGGGCCATTGTATTTCTGCAAGAATTTTTTAAAGATACAACATCCCACTAAAGGTTCGATGCCTTTTGAACCGTATCCTTATCAAGAAGGTCTCCTTAGGTCATATCATGATTATAGATATACGATTGCGATGTTGCCAAGACAGTCCGGTAAAACTACCTGTGCAAGCGGATACTTGCTATGGTATACTATGTTCGTGCCCGAGGCACAAGTATTGATCGCCGCGCACAAACACGCCGGGGCCCAAGACATAATGAACAGATATCGATATGGCTATGAAAATCTGCCTGACTTCGTTCGTGCCGGCGTACATAGCTATAATAGAAATACTATAGAATTTGATAACGGCAGTCGTATACAAGCTGTAACCACTACTGAAAATACTGGACGAGGTAAATCTCTTTCATTGATATACTGCGATGAGTTCGCATTCGTTCAACCTCCTGAAAAAGCTAAAGAGTTTTGGACCGCATTATCGCCGACGCTTTCAACTGGTGGTAAATGTATCATTACATCAACACCAAACTCAGACGAGGATCAGTTCGCTCTTATATGGAGCGAGGCCAATAATAAATTTGACGAATTCGGAAATGAAAGAGAAGTCGGAGCCAACGGTTTTTTCCCATATTTTTCTCATTGGAACGAACATCCAGACCGAGACGAAGCATGGGCCCAACAGGAAAGAGCGAAGATCGGCGACGAAAGATTTCGTAGAGAGTTTGGCTGCGAATTCCTTATCTATGACGAGACACTGATTAATGCTGTCAAATTAGCAGATCTCAAAGGCGACGAACCAGTCATGACTATGGGGCAGACACGTTGGTACAAAGATATAGATCCCCGCTGCACTTATTTGGTATCATTAGATCCCAGTCTAGGAACCGGCGGCGATTACGCAGCTATTCAAGTTTTTGAAATGCCTAGTATGGAACAAGTAGCAGAGTGGCGCCACAATCTTACTCCTGTGCAGTCTCAGGTTAAAAATCTAAGAGATATATGTACATATATTCAAAATAGATCTAAAGAAAAGGGAGGAAACTCGCAGATCTATTATTCCGTAGAGAATAATACAGTCGGAGAAAGTGCGCTGATCTGCATCAGCAATATAGGAGAAGAAAATTTTCCTGGATTATTTCTGTCAGAACCCATACGCAAAGGTCATGTAAGAAAATTTAGGAAAGGCTTTAACACAACACATAAAACAAAAATCGCTGTATGCAGCCAATTCAAACACATGATCGAAACCCAGAAGATGAAAATCCACAGTAAAGCATTAATATCTGAATTAAAGAACTATGTTGCACACGGTGTCGGATATGGTGCCAAACGAGGAGAATCTGATGATCTAGTGTCTGCTACGCTGCTGATTTTAAGAATGTCATCGATATTGGCAGATTGGGACCCAAAAGTCTATGAAAAAATGACAGATAAAATAACTGAGGAACAGATGCCGATGCCGATATTCGTTAGCACAGGTTTTTGATAAATACATGATGGACGCAACTAATAGCATAGCAACTGATTTATTTTATAAAATTCGCAGCAGATTCTCGGGTTTAAAATTAGGAACCTCAGAGGGCGTGATAACAATAAGTCCCGAGCAAGCGAGATTTTTTGATTTTGATTATATGGACGGAGAAAATCCAATTGGACATGTAAGTATTAGCCTTGCAGAAGAGAATTCTATGAAAGTCTATTTTTCTACAGGTATAACAGAGTCAATGGATGATTCTCAAAAATACAAATGGTATTCGTTTCTAAAAGAGTTGAGACAATTCGCTAAACGTAGATTAATGGCATTCGATACTAGAGATATTGCCAAAGATAATTTAGATAAAAGAGATTTCGCATTCTTGAGCCAACATAACAAACCTCAGCCACAGAATGCCCAACAAATCGTTAAACCCGTCGGAGAAAATATTATGAGTGAAAGCGCAATGTATGGCACACGAACTATGAGTTATCAGAAATTAATGGATACAAGATTAATTATTAAACATAGCCATGCACTAGTAGACGATCAGCAGCCCGGTGCAAGAACAAGAAACATATCTGCACTATTCGTCGAAAATCAAGACGGTGAGAGATTTAAATATCCATTCATTCATTTAGCAGGTGCTCGTGCTATGCAACGACATGTGGCTAACGGTGGTTTACCTTACGATGATATTGGTAAAAGTATTATCAATATGAGCGAGGAAATTGCTCAGCTGAAATCATTCAGCAATTACGTTGTTAGAAACGACTTAATGAATTCCGATACTAACGATTTAGTTTTAAAAAGTCAGGATAGATTAAATGGTCTTAGAGAGCAAATGGCAAAATTGGCCAAACAAAAGCATTACGAATCTTATGTAGAAAGCTTTGAAGCACAGGCACCCGTTAACGTCCCAGAAGAAGTCGTAGAACAATTCAAAGATCAATTTACGGTTAAAAGTTTTAAAGAAAATATCGCGTCTGTGTTTCCTATCCTATATAAATTAACACAGGAAAACAGTCTAGGCTATGACGACATAGTCGCAGAAACTGAAATTAACGATGAGATAGAAGTCATAGAGTCAGAATTTGATACCGAGTTAGAAAAATTCGAATCATGGGTTCTAGGATTAGGTGAGGCTAGTGCAATACAAAGTGACAATGACGACGAACGATCTCAGGCAACTAATGATTTACAAGAATTAGTCAAACAACACTTTCCGGCAGGCGTAGATGGCACCAATGCTATTGAAAGCCTTAAAGGTATAATCGATGATCCTGAACTATACAAAAAAATAAAAGAGCAGTCTAAAGAAGATCCCGATTCATGTGTCCGTCCTTTAATTAAAGATTGGTTAGAGCAAAATGCTCCTGAAGTAGTCAATGAACTAGATTTTGGCGATATGGTCGATGAGCCGGCAGCAGACCAAGGAGGTGATACAACTGCACCGGAGGAAGAACCACAAATGGCCAGTGATGATCCAGACGAAAGAAACAAAAAAGATGACAAAGACGATCTGCCATTTGACGCAGATGATGATGTCTCTGACAAAGATGAATTTGGCAACACGATCAAACACAAGGCAAGACATCTAGCCCGTAAAGGCATGCGCCAGGCCATGGATGTCAAAGAACTAGCAGAATTCATCCATTCATTCTATGATCAAGAGTCAGGCACATTCCCCAAGGGACCAGAAGGTGTGGTGACTATGGTAGGTAAGAAGTTCGGAGAACAGGCAGAGCAGGTGGCTCGCAAGTTTGTAGAGCGCATGGCACCACATCAAGAGCAAGGAGCAG